CAGCCGATCAAGCTCAAGGCGCCAGGCCAGTTTTTCGCGCCGCGCGACGGCTCGCCGCTCAAGAAGACGCCGCACGTGCGCGTCGTGTTGGAGACGCCCGACGGTGACGTGCCCTTCGAGCCGGTCGAGGACACCGAGGCCGAGGGCTGGTGATGGCCCAGGCGCTGCTGCAGTTCGATGGCCGAGCCGCGTTCCCTGGCGTCGATGGCCTCCGTCCCTACCAGGAAGAGGCGGTGTCCGCGGGCCTGGAGCGAATCGCCAGTACCGAGCGTCAGGGCATCGTCCAGACGTTCACAGGCAGCGGCAAGACGCGCACGGCGATTGCGCTGATTCGCCGCTGGCTCACCGCCAGCCCCAACGACCGCGCGCTGTGGGTCGCGAACCGCACGGTGCTGATCGAGGACGCCAGAGCCCGGCTGGCGAAATCGCTCGGCTTGCTGATCGGCCACGAGCAGGCAGAGCGCCGCGCCGACGACGAGCGCGTGGTGGTCGGGTCGCTGCAGACGATGAAGGACGACCGTCTGCTGAAGATGGGCCCCGACTCGTTCGGGCTGCTGGTCTTCGACGAGTGCCAGTATTGGGACTCTCCCATCGGGCAGGCGCTGCGCTCTCACTTCGCCCGCGCCAAGGTCATCGGGCTCAGCGCCACGCCTGGCAGCGGCGATGTCATCTACTCGCGGGACGTGCTTTGGGGCATCGACGAGGGCTACGCGGTGCCGATCGTGCCGCGCTACGAACGGCTGGTCGAGCTCGACATCAGCGGCATCAAGAGCGCGAAGAACGCCAGCGGCCAGAAGGATCTGCAGATCGGCGCGCTGGAAGAGGCGGTGCTGAAAGCCGCCGCGCCGATCGCCGACGCGGTATGGAAGCACTGCCAGGACCGTCACCCGATCATCTACACGCCCGGGGTCGCATCGGCGCACGCGGTGGCGAAGATCCTAAACGACCGCCGCCCGGGCTGGATCGAATCGGTGGACTCCAAGACGCCGCCGGGCGAGCGCCGCCGCATCCAGCAGGCCTTCAACGACGGCGAGCTGCGCGCGCTGGTCAACTGCGGGATCTACCTCTTCGGCTTCGACGCGCCAACGTGCGACGCCATCGTCCTGGCGCGGCTCACCGAGGACTGGGGCCTTTGGATGCAGATGCTCGGTCGCGGCATACGCCCAGGTCCGGGCATCGGCGAACTGGCGACGAAGGAGGAGCGGATCGCGGCGATCGCGTCCAGCCACAAGCCCAACATGCTGCTGCTGGACATCACCGGCCAGCACGGCAAGCACGTCATCTGCGCGCCTACCGACATTGACCGCAGCCTGGAGAAGGACGTCAGGGCGCGCGCCGAGAAGAAGCTGCGCGACGACCCGCAGACCACCGTCACCGACGCCATCAAAGAGGCGAAGGCGTGGAAGCGCGGCGAGTACGACCGGCTCGCCAAGATGGCCGCGCTGGCCAAGATCAAGAGCGAGGGGGGCACGTTCGACCCGTTCCACGCGGCGGGCGTCAGGGACCGCGACGCGTACAAGGAATACGCCCCGGCGTGGACGCGCGAGCCCGCATCGCTGGCACAGAAGATGTGGCTGCGCGGCCAGAAGTTGCCCGAGGACATCAGCAAGGGCGAGGCCTCGAAGATGCGCGAGCAGGCCGACAAGTGGATGGCGGCGGGCATGGCCACCTACTCGCAGCGGCTACAACTGAGCGCGCTCGGCCTGCCGCACGACCTGCCGTTCCAGCAGGCGGCCGACCTGCTCTACGCGTGCCCAACGGCGTGGGTCAAAGGTCAGCGCGTGCGCAAGGCGCCGCCGCAAGACGTGGTGTTGAGAGTGTTGGCCGAGAGCAATGGAGGTGCAGCATGACCCGAGAGAGCCGGCTACGCGACGGGATCTGTGTCGACTGCAAGGAGCCCGCAACGATCACGGTTCGCTGCGACGAGCATGCGAAGCTGAATCGCGACCGACAGCGGCCCGGCTGGCGTGACCGCGCACTGGAGCGCCTGGAGATGAAACGCGCGCGCGGCCTGTGCGCCGACTGCTTGCGGCCCGTGGTCGTGGGCAAGACCCGATGCTTCACGCATCTGGAGAGGGCTCGCCTACGGGTGTTAAAGTACAAGACGCGCGAGGCGAAGGCAGAGCACATCGAGGAAGCGCCCGTGCCGCGCTTCACGGCGCTCGATCGCAAGCTGTCCGCCCTGGGCCGTTGCTCGCGCTGCAACTTGCTGCTGCCGTGCGGTCCGTGTCTGCCGACGATTCAAGAGGTGGCCATGCAGCGCTTCGGGGCGGCCGGCGGCGAGACATGAGCGCACCTTCAACGCTCGTCGAACTCTACGCCGAGGCAAAGCAGGACGTGGGCGAGGAGTTGGCTACCTGGGCGTTCAGGCTGGCCAAGGCGCGCGGGCGTGTCGTGCAGGCCACCGAGGCCCTGCAGCACCTGCGCACCTGCGAGCGGGACGCGCACGTAGCGGCGTTCGGCGTGGCCCACAACGAGTCCATGAAGATGGCGGTGCTCGCGATGGAACCGCACCCGAGTGCCCTGGGCAACGCGGTGGACGCCCTCACCGAGGCGACGGAGTGGTGCTGCGCGTGCGAGACGGTGCTTCGGTTGCTCGAAGCGCGGCGGCCGGTTCTGGCGAGCGTGGCGAAACTGGCAGCAGGGGGGGCGCGATGAAGCGCACCAAGCACCAGGAGCGAAACGTCGAGCACGCCGAGTACCTGTCCTGGGTCCATACGCAGCCCTGCGCGGTCTGCGGCACGCGGCAGGCGATTCAGGCAGCCCACGCCGGCCAGGGCGGGACCGGCATGAAGCACGGGAGCGACGCGGAGGTAATCCCGCTGTGCGGTCCACACTGGGACGGCGTGGTGGCGGCCGAGGGCATGGTCCCCGGGTGCCACGCCGAGCACGACGGCTTCTCCGGCCACTTCAAGGGATGGAAGATGTTCGAGTATCGGCGCTGGAACGACCATCAGATCGCCGTGCATCGCGGCCAGTTCGAGGCTCGCAACGTCGCGTCGCAGGTGGTGCCGTTTTGATCCGCCGCTGCGGCTTCCCCGCCTGTCACGTGCTAATCGTCATCACGGCAGGAGCCAGCGACACCAACCGCTGCACCGAGCACCAGGGGCAGCGCGCTCCGGCTGAGAGCGACGACCAGCGCATGGAACGCGTGTGCCGAGAGATGGGCTGGCGCAGGACGAAGGCGCCGCAATGAGCCTGCCCGGCATCAACTACACCGGACAGCCGCAGACCACCACGGCTAGAGCACGTGCGCAGCGTGAGGGGCGGCTGCACGCCGCGATCCGCCGCATCCAGCTCGCCAAAGATTCGAAGCAGGAGAGCAGCACGACCCAGCAGCCCGTGGGGGCAAACTGTGCTCGACCCGACACAACGCCAACGGTGGCGGCGATGGCTCATGGGAGCCTTAATGTGGCGCGGGCCGATGATGAGACGAAACCGCACTCTCCTGTTTCGACCGTAACTGAATAGCCCTGCCCCAGAAGCTCCGTCCGTGTCCGTCGCGAAGCGGACCCAGACCGGAACTAGCCACCGGTGCGCCTATCGTGACCATACGTTGCCATACGTGGCCCTATGTAACGATACTTGACGATATGTCGATGGTCACATATGGTCATAGCCGTGACGCCGGTCCTGCTGGAGTGGGAAGCGAAGCTCGACGCCGACGGCCTGGGCGTGGTCGGCGACAAGACGGCGCTCAGCAGCAAGTTCCGCAGCATGACAGCCGTCGAGATTCACGCGTTCACGCGCGCCGTCGAAGAGTGGCAGGCCTGGGCGATGCGCGTGCTGCGCCAGCATCGGTGGCCAAACGACCACCAGCGCCGGGCGTGGCAGCTCTACGCCGAAGGGGTGAGCACCCGCAAGATACCGCGGCTCATAGCCGGGACCGCGGCGCGGCGCATGCGATCGAGCGACACCAAGCGGTGGTGCTCGGAGGGGCGCCCGGGCTCACGTCGCTGCCTCCAGCGCATCTTCGCCGCGGTCATCGCGCAATACCCCGGGCCGCCGAACCCCTGGACCCGCCGAGCCGTGGCGCCAGGTAGGCGACCAGTGGAAGCCGTGACGCCACCGGCAAGACGGTTCACCGCAGATGAGCGCGCGACGCTCGCGAGACAACTTCAGCGAAAGGGAACGACATGAAGCTTCTGGGACGCAAGATGGTCGACCAGGCGAGTTATTACCGAGGCGTCGGCGAGGACGTCATCGTGGAGATGACCGCGGACGAATACAAGGGGCTGCTCGGCATCGCGCAGGACGGAGCGATCACGCAAGAAGCGGTCGACTCCTGGCGCTGGGCAAAGCAGGCGATAGGCGAGGCAGCCAAGGCACTGAGCGTGGTCGTTCTGCCACCGACGGCCAAGGAAGGGGACGTGCCGGCATGAAGACTCCGCCCCTTCGCTACCGACTCATCAACGTTCGCCGCGTTCGATTCGTGGGCTCACCATCGAACGCCGACGGCACCACCGGCCTCAAGGACGTCGAGGGCTACCCGCACGCCGGGGGCATCGATGTGCGCTGGGGCGAAGAGATCGTGACCGTGCCCTGGCACGACATCGCCAGCGCGTACCGCAAGGTGCCGGCGCCCGAGGTGGAGAAGTGACCTCTAACTACCGCGAGGACTTGCGTCGCGCCGCCACCACCGTGCTTGGGCATCACCCGGCCCTGGCGTGCAAGCTCACCATCAACGAGGCGAGCGGCACGGTGAGTGAACGGGTGAGCGGCGAGGTGTTCGCCTACGTGTCGCCCGAGTTCACGGCTATGTCGTACGCGGAATGGATGGGCTGGCGGCAGTGGCCGCGGAAGATTCAGGTGGGCCATGCGCGCCCCTGAGAGCAGCAAGACTGAGCGCCGCGTGGTGGGCCGGCCGTTCAAGCCGGGCGTGAGCGGCAACCCCGGCGGCAAGCCGAAGAGACTGCGCGATATTGAGGCGATGCTGGACGCCGAGCACCGCACGCCCGAGAATATGCGCCAGGTCTTCGCCAGGTTGCGCGTGCTGGCCATGGGCGAGACGATCGAGGTGCAGCACAAGGACGGGACCATCGTCGTGCAGCTCAAGGCGATCCCCGACTTCATGCGGCTCTACCTGGAGCGCGTCTTGGGACCGGTCAAGGAGCTGGAAATCGACCTTACGACCGCGCCCGATGCGGCGCTGGCTTGGTTGACTGAAAACCTGAAGCAGTAGGGGCATGACGCCGGCCAAGCTGCTCAAGCGCGTCGAGCGCGAGAAGAAGCGCCGGCAACAGGTGTCCGCCGAGGGGCGCGTCGGCGCGTGGTCGCTGGAGGCGTTCGCCGCCGGCCACACCCATCAGCTGGCGGCGATGGTGGACCGCTCGAACTGGCTGCACTTCCTGTGCGACCGGCAGAGCGGCAAGACCTGGGCTGACCTCGGCATCCTGCTCGACAACGCGCTGAAGGTCCCCAACAGCGTCAACGTGTTCCTGGGGCTCGTGAGCACCGGCCTTACGCTCAGCGTCTGGCCGAAATGGCAGCAGCTGCTCGACAAGTTCGGCATCGTCCGCCGCGATCGCGCCGACGAGAAGATGACCACGTTTCCGAACGGCGCAATCGTCGCCTTCGGGGGAACGGACGACCTCAAGAACGTCCGCAAGTACCTCGGCAACCGCCTGGACGGCTGCGTGTTCATCATTGACGAGTGCCAAGACCAGAGCACGGCGGTGCTCACGTATATCCTTGAGGTCCTGCTGGACCCGATGTGCACGCCGACGACGCGGGTCATCCTCAGTGGCGTGCTGCCTGATCTGCCCTTCGGCCTGTTCCTCGATCTGGCGACCAGCGACGAAGCCTCAGCCACTGGCGGCGTGCCCGCGTCGGCGAAATGGAGCCACCACAGCTGGGGTCGGCTCGACAACGTGCACACGCCCGAGGCCGCTGCGCGCCTGGAGCAGCTCGAAGCCGAGAAGGGCGCCAACCACCCTCAGCTGATGCGCGACTGGAAGGGCGTCAAGCGCGTCTGGGGCACCACCACCACCGGCTACCACTACAGCCGTGTGCGCAACGGCTACACACCAGAGGTGCCCGCGTGGCTGGAGCAGGAGCGCGTCACGCTTGAGGCGCTCGGCGTGCCTATCGCGTCGCTGCTGGCGGCCAAGCCTCGGGCCGGCGTGATCTACGTGAGCGCCGCTATCGACCCGGGCGGGCGCGATCGGACGTCGCTGGTGGCGAACGGCTGGGGCACCGACTCGCGCAAGGTACAAGAGCTATTCGAGTGGTCAACGCCGCGCAACTCGATCGCGAAGCTCTCACACATCGGCTACGTGGCCCGCATCGTCCAGCGCTTCTATTCGCCGCTCTGGTGGTTCTGGGACGCGCCGGGCGCGCTGGAGATCGACACCTGGGCCATCGACTACGCCATCAAGGCCATCAAGGCAGCGAAGAAGGTGGACCGCGACGGGCAGGTGCGCCGCGTGAACGACCTGTTGGAGGAGGCCAGATACGACGTCATGATCGGCGGCGCCGTCGAGGAAGACTTCCTCAAGGCCGCGTGGGACAAGGACCTGCTCGCCAAGGGCGTACGCGAGTGGTCCCGCGCCTGGCACCCCGACCCGGCCGAGTCCGCGCGCTACTCGCTGGCGCCGTACTGGGACACCGCCATCCCGCAGATGGACGAGGAGCAGCGCAAGTACCTCGAAGCCGTCCGCCGCGCCGAAGAACTGGCCCGCGAGCAGCGTGCCGGGACCAATCATCACGAGTACGAGGCGTCCGAGTTCGAAGACGACGTCAACAGCGACGTGAATTGGTAAGTACGCGCAGTCGTTGAAATGCAGGGCGTCAAAAGTGCAAACGTTTGCACCTGCGCTGCGTCATAACCATCGTCCGCGACGCCGAGTAGCCATGGGTGGATGGAGCCGTCCCGCCTCGCCGACATTCTCGCCGTGCTGCGGGACATGGGCGCGTCCGCGGCTCGGTTCCACGCGAGCGGCGAGCTCGAGGCGGTGACCTTCGGGCCGCCCGTGGGAAACGCGAACGAGCCGCCCGACGATGGCACCGAGCCAGCCGAAGAAGAGCTGCCGCCGGGCGCCTTCGACCCGATCGCGCGGCGCCGCCAGCTGGCGAAGGGCAAGTAAGTGGCTGAGGAAACCCAGTCCCTTGCGCTCTGGGAAGAGGACATCGAGCCCGCTGAGCGCGCGCGGCGCATGATCGCCACCAAGAAGCTGATCAGCGGCCTATCCAGCGAGCGCGACCGGCGCGATTACGACCTGTTCAACCTGCGGCTCTACTCGAAGAACAACGACCTGTTGCTCTACGACCTGTTCAGCGAGAACTTCGTTGGCGAGGGGCGCGCCGCGGTGCCGCCCACCGAGAACAGCAAGAACAACCGCGCGAAGGCTGCGATCGACACGCTGGCGTCCCAGGTGGCGAGCACCGACACGCGCGGGCGCTTCGAGGTGGTCAACGGCGACTACCGGGTGCGCCGCCGCGCGCGCCAGTTACAGGACTTCTCGGACGGCATAGCCGACGACCTGAAGCTGTCCGAGGTGAAGCGACGCATGTTCATGGACAGCGCCGTCTTCGAGAGCGGCGTCGGCATCGCCCAGCTCTACCGGAACGGCAGTCGGTGCGCGGTCCAGCGCGTGCTGCCGACCGAGCTGGCGATCGACCCGTCGGATGGCTTCGTCGACGGCGTGCCGCGGACCATCCATCGCGAGCGCCCGGTGCCGCGCGCCAATGTGCTGGCCGGCTTCGGAGACACCGAGGCGAAGAGGACTGCGATCGAAGCCGCGCGCGCCATCCCTACCGGCGGGACGCCCATCGACCAGATCCTGGTATTCGAGAGCTGGACGCTGCCCACATCGCCCGGCGCCGGCGATGGCTGGCACATCGTCGCGGTGGACGTCGCCGATGGCGATCTGGTGGTCGAGGAGTACGAGAAGGACTTCCACGAGCTGGTGTTCTTCTCGATCGAGGAGCGCTTCACCGGCGTGTGGGGTAACAGCCTCATGACGCAGGCGCGGGACCTCCAGATCCGCATCAACGCGAACGACTACCGCGTCGAGAAGTCGACCAAGGTCTTCCACGCGCAGCACCTGTACGCGAATCGCCAGGCCGGCATGAAGAAGGCCACCTGGTCGAACGAGCTGGGCACCGTCTGGGAGGGCAACGGCGACGTTCCGCCCCAGCAGATCAAGTTCACCTGCGCGTCGCCCGAGCTCTACACACAGATCGAACGCGACGGGCAGCGCATCTTCGAGGATCTTGGCGTCAACCTCTCGTCGTCGAACGGCCAGAGCGACTTGGGCCTCGATTCCAGCGGCGCTGCGCTGCGCGAGGAGACGGTCAAGCTCGATCGGCGCAACAGCCTGCGCCAACAGCGCTACGAAGACCTCCACCTGGCCCTGCTGCGCGTCGCCATCTCGATCGTGCGCGACATCGTCAACGATCCCGAAGAGGAAGAGGACGACGAGCCGAAGAAAGGCAGCAAGCGCAAGGCGAAGGCGAAGCCCGAGGTGTCGTACACCGTCGATGCGAAGACGAAGAACGGCCTCTCGCGCCTCGACTTCAACAAGGTCGCGATCGATGAAGAGAATTACAAGCTCACCGTCAAGCCGGCGTCTCCCGTGCCCACCGATCCAGCGGGACTGCAGGCGTACGGCCAGCAGCAGCTCGACATTGGCCTGTGGGAGCCCGAAGACCTCGCCGAGTACATGCAGGACCTGGACGCCTCGGGTCGCACCAACAACCTGGTGAGCAAGAAACGCAACTTCGACCGCAAGTTCGATGAGGCGCTGTACGAAGGCGCGCCGCTCATGCCGCCCGACGAGTTCACCGACTACAAGATGGCGATGAAGCTGGGCTTGCAGTGGCTCAACCAGGCCGAGGAAGACGGCGTGCCGCAGAAGGACATCGAGAAGCTGCGCCGCTATCTGCGCCAGGTGAACCGGCTCAACTCCGCCGCCGCGCCGGCCGCTCCGGCAGCTCCTGCGCCCGGTGGCAACGTTGCCACTCCGCCGCCCGCCGAGCCTCCCGCACCGTAGGCCGCGACGCCGCCCCGGCTAGGGGTGGATGGCAACCGCTGCAGCCGCGACCACCGACGCCGGGAACGATGCCGCCGACCGCGCCACCGAAGGCACGGACGAGCCCATCGAGGCCGAGGCTCCCGAGCCCATCGACGACGCCGCGAACGATGCCGCCGCTGCCGCTGCTGCCGCCGCCGAATCGGGCGACGACGGCAGCGAGTCTGACGCCGACGCCGAAGGCGACGAGAAGCCCGACGGCAAGAAGCCGCCCGAGGTCGAGAAGGCGCTCAAGGATCTGACGGTCGACGAGCTGACCACGAAGCTCACCGAGGACCAGCTCCGCAAGGTCGCGCAGAAGTACAGCAACAAGACGATGGCCGCCGCCCGCAAGGCCGAGCGCGCCACCGGCGAGGTGCGCCAGCAGAACCAGCAGCTCACCGCGCAGATCGGGACGTACCAGGGCTTCGTCGATCAGCTGCAGTCCAATCCGATGGCGGCACTGCGCCGCGTCCCGGGCTGGCAGGCGCTCACGTTCAAGGAGCTGGCGCAGAAGGTTGTCGACGCCGGCAATGCCGCGCCCGCCGAGCCGCCGAAGGTTGACCCGGTCGTCGCCGCGCTCGAGAAGCGCCTCGACGACAAGGAAGCCGCCGAGAAGGCGCGCGACGCCGAGCAGAGCGCCGCTGAGTCGCAGGCGCGCGTGTTCACCGCGCTCGAGAAGGATGAGCGCTTCGACCTCGTGCTGACCGACCTGGGCCGACCGCAACTGTGGGACGCGATCACCGCGTACTACGGCAAGCACGGTCGCTGCCCCGACGACAAGGTGTTCGAAATGGCCGATCTGCTGGAGCAGCGCCTCGAAGCATCGGTCACCAAGTCCAAAAAGTTCGCTCGCCCGGCGCAAAAGGGCACCACTCCCGCGGGCAAGCCCGTCCACGCGGTGAACAAGGGCAAAACCATCACCAACCGCTCCACGTCGGCAGCTCCGGTCACCCGGACGAATCGCGCCGAGACGGAAGAAGAGTTGGACCGTCGGATCAACGCAGAGATGCGAGCCGAGGGCTTGATCTAGAGGGCTTTCTCCAATGCTGACCGAAACCGCGTTTGCCGCTTACGTAAAGCGGAAGTTCATCCCGAAATACATCGACAACTCGTTCACCTCGCACATGGATTCCGCCTTCAAGGCGGTGACCCGCAAGACCGACGGCGGCGGCGACTTCCTGACGTTCCTGGAAGACGATGATGACCTGTTCGGCGCGTCGGTGGACTTCCCGACGTCGCAGAACCAGGCGATCAACCAATCGAACACCATCGGCTCGCAGTTCCAGTTCCCGTGGGTGCCCGGCTACGAAGTCGCGCAGCTGTCCACGCCGACCATCAACAAGACGCGCAACAACGACAGCGCGTGGCAGTCGGCGATCACCGTCGCGATGAAAAAGAAGCTCGCGGCCATGGCGCACCTCAACGGTGTGTTCTTCCAGGGCCAGGGCTGGGGCGAGGTCTGCCAGATCACCGCGCCGTCGGGCAACACGTTCACCGTGTTCAACGGCATCGCTGGTGACGTCTCGGACGCTCCCAAGGTGGTCCAGGGCATGCCGGTCGTCTTCGCGGCTGACCTCAACGTCTCGGCGCTGCGCTCGGCCACCGTGCGCACCGTACTGGGCGTCGACTACTCCACCGGCCTCGTCACTCTAGACGGCTCGCTGGCGGGCGTCTCCGCGGTCGCGGGCGACTTCATGTTCATCGCCGGTTGCCGTCAGAACGCGGGCTCCCCGGCGCGCCTGTCATGGGTCGGCATGGACGCGCACATCCCCGACCGCGCCTCGCCGCCGTCCGACGCCACCATCATCACACTGGGCGGCGTGAACCGCTCGAACAACAGCCGCCTCTACGGGACCTACTTCGATGGGTCCGCGGGCGGCTCGCTGCTCGGCAACATCATCAACGGAGTGCAGGAGGCCAGCACCATCGGCGGGGCGACGCACCTGGAGCTGTTCTGCTCGCGGGCCAACTTCGCGGGCTTCGCGCTCGACATGCAGAACTCGGTTCGCTACGACGGCGACACCAAGGAGCGCGTGGTCGGCAATGCTAAGCGGGTGCACTTCTACAGCGATGGCACCTGCGACGCCTACCTCAACGTCTCGAAGCTCACCAACAACCGCAAGGTGTGGGGCTTCGACCCGGCGAACGTGGTGTTCACCTCGATCGGCGAGGCGCCCATGATCGACAACTTCGGCGACGGCAACAAGATGGGCCGCGTCTCGAACGCTGCCGCCTGGGAGCTGCGTCTCTTCCAGCAGGCCGGTTTGCGGGTGAGCAATCACCCGGCCTGCCTTCGGATCAAGGTTTCCTGATCGGGCGTCATGAAGTGGGCCGACGGCACTTCCTCTCCAGAAGCAAAGGCGCGCAAGGTCGCTCGCGATCGAGCACGCGTTCTGGAGCGCAACGCCGCCGGCCTGCCGCCTTCGCCGTCCAAAACAAAGGAGGCGAAGGCGGCTTACATGCGAGCCTGGATCAAGAAGCACCCTGGACACAAGGACAAGGCGAAGCTGAAGGTGTACGGCCTGACGCTGGCGGCCTTCGATGCGATGCTGTCGTCGCAGGGCGCAGTGTGCGCCTCCTGCAAGCAGCCAGAAATCAACGTGCGGCACAGTCGCGTGCAGGCGTTGTCTGTCGACCACGACCACGACACGGGCGCGGTCAGAGCGTTGTTGTGCAGCCGGTGCAATGTCGCTCTCGGTCTGCTGAACGACAGCGTTTCCCGTGTCGAGAATCTTCTTTCCTACCTGAAGGCCCATAAGGGCTGATCAACGGAGACCACCATGGCTGTCAAACTGAAACTCCCCGGGCGCGGCACGGGCCGGCGCGGCGAAGTAAGCATCACCGGAACGATTCTCGTGGGCGCCTCGGGCGCGATCACGAGCCAGGTCAGCGAGCTCGCCGTTGCGGTCAAGAACGCGGCGGCCGGGCGCTACGACCTCACCTTCGATCGCGTCTACCGTGGCGCTCCGCGACTGCTGAGCGCGCACATCGTTCGCCCGGGGACCACGTCATTCGGCAACACGAACGCGAACGTGGTCCAGGGGCAGGCCGGCGCCACCAACGGCACGTTCACCCTGCAGGCCATCCTGGCCAGCTCGGGCGTGGATACCGATGTGCTGTCTGGCAACAGCATCCACTACGAAATCGCGGTCCAGGAGATCTGACCGTGGGCAAGCTGGGAAGCGAAATCGCCGACATGGTCGGGCCGCCCGACTCGAAGGCGAAGAAGTACCCGAAGGACAGCGCCGACGACGGGGAAGAGGGAAGCGATTCCGAGGAGGCCGGCGAGTCGAGTGACGACGAGGCCGCTGAGCAGAGCGCCGCCGAGGAATTCCAGTCTGCGGTCAAGGACGGATCGCCGACTGATGTCGTCGAGGCGTTCAAGAAGCTGATGGACATCTGCGGGTAACCGACCGGTGCCCACGCTCGTCGCCAGCCTGATTGACCAGGCCAAACTGGTCAGCAACAACCGGCGTAATGCGGCGGTCGCGGATACCGATTGGCTCGTCTTCGTCAACTGGGCCGTCGAGAGCTGGTGGAAGTTCCGCACCGCTCTCGACCCGGGGCTTTATTTCAGCTCGGCCGACTTCGTCATCGCCGGCGGGTCGGCCTCATCGGCCATCAACCTCAACCCGATCGGGCCCACGGTGCGCCTGGCGACCACCGCAGCTCTGCCGGCGAACACGCCGAGCGGTGGACCCGGCCCGGGGCGCATCCTGCTCGCGAATGCCAACGGCGCGCTGACCGTCGATGGCACCGCGACCGCGCTGAACGACCTGATCCTGGTGCAGAACGAGGTGAACCAGGCCAACAACGGCGTGTGGCAGGTGATCCAGCTCGGCACCGGCGGCGCGCCGTTCATCCTGCTGCGCGTCTTCAACTTCGATTCGGCGCTGCCAGGCGAGATTCAGGTGGGCGCGACCATCGCGGTCACGGCCGGCAGCCTGAACGCCGGCAAGACGTTCTACCTGCTGCAGTTCAGCGGCGGCATCGTCGACACCTCGGCCCAGGTCTACACGCAGGGCACGGGCCTTAACTTCCGCGCGCTCCACGGCCTCGACCTGAACCCCGACACGGGGCAGCGCCTCACCATCCGCGGGCGCAACTTCCAGCAGCGCAACGACGGCGTGGGCTGGTGGGTGCCGTCGCAGTACGACGTGCAGCGGAAGTTCGACCTGAGGGCGCAGCAGCTGTTCATCACGCCCTACGAGGTGGCCGCCGGGACGTACCGCGTCTACTACCGCGGCGCGCCCTACAAGTTCGCCAGCAGCACCGACACCGTGCCGCTCGACCCGGTTCTGGAGCCCGAGACCGAGTCCATCGTGAAGCTCGCCGCCTGCTCCGCGCTGGGCATCGAAGAGACGGCCGATGATCCCTGGGTCAACCGGGTCAACGCCATCAAGACCGACGTGATCGCCTCGTTCGATCGCGACGACGTGCAGGCGTTCCAGATCGCCTACGTCGAAGACCTGGGGCACGGGTACTAGCGGTCGCCGCGCTCGTACTTGATGGTCTCGCTGACTTCGGCGACGACGTCTCGCCTCGTACGGTCTCGGTGCTTGCGCTTCCTGGGAGTAGATGGCGGCTGGTCTCTGCTTGGCATCGGCAACTGTAGTCTGCTCCACAGGTTCTTGATACCGCTCATGCTGCACCATCGTCAGCGTCGTCGTCAGACACATCAGCATCACGGTCCCACGCTGGGTGCTCCTCGACCTCACTCAACCTAGCTCTACCTTCCCCTGCTCTACCTTGATCCGCTCTTCTCTGCTCTTCTCTACCTAACCTAACCTTACTTAACCGGGGGGATTCGATGGGCTTCTGAATACCATCTGAACCCCCATTCGAACCCCTTCTGTTGCCCTTGTTCTTGCGACCGCCGTCACGCATTGCGATGTAACCGGCTTCGCTCTCCGCGTCGTACCCGAAGACGCGCAGATCGGATGAGTCGTCAGTGGCGATCAGCAGGCCGAACGTGACCATCTCGCGGAGCATCTCTCGGCCGCCGTACCTGAGATGGAACTTGGCCGTGGACTCCTTCCAGGCCAGCGCGCCCTCAAGGACGCCGCCGCTTTCACGCTCAGAGCACAGGACGATCAGGCGCAGCCATGCCGCGACCTGATCGGGGGTGGCTGTTTCGATCTCTTCGCTCGTGCGAAACAGCAGGCAATTGACAGCGGCTTTCTTCATTGGCGTTGCTTTCAGTCGCCCAGGTCCCCGCCTCTACGCTTCTACCGAGCAACGCCAATCGACCGGCGGGAGCGAAAAGACGGGGGCCTGGGAGGTTGAAAATCATGGTCGATTGGCTCCTGAAGCAAATCATGGCGCCCCGTCCATGTCAAGCGTCGATGAATTACCAGTACCGCGACGCCACCGGGCTAGGATTGGATGGCCAACACGGCACTGCCACGCTTCGGCGACGCCAAGCTCGACCTGCTGATCAACCAGCTTGAGATTTCGCTGAACGACCTCGAAGGCGCGCCGCTCGCCGGGGCGGTGATTCTGCCGCGCCAGCTCGTCGGCGCCAGCGACACGCGCATCTTCCACGGCCTGGGGCGCCCGGTCGCGGGCTACTGGATCGTGGGCTCCAACGTCGACGTGCGTGTCGCCGACGGCGCGGTCCCCGAGGCGATCGACCCGCGCAACTACTTCACGCTGCGCGCGTCGACGGCGGCTGTGCTCGGCCTGGCGGTGTTCTAGTGGCAGGCCACGGACTGCCAGTGCTTGACCACGCCGCTGTCGGTCCACATCTCGGCGGGGGAGACTGCGGTCACCTGCCAGAACTGAACGGAGCCACCGTCATGGAGCTCCAGGGCGCTTCCCTGCATGTTCCACGTGCCAGCTGTGATCGAGGCGTTGTCTCCGTCGAGGTGCTGCATGGACCCGTCGGCGCGGAGATCCAGCTCTTCGTGACTGGACAGCGAGTTCCAGCAGCCGAGGGCCGACGTCTGCTCGACGATCGGCTCGGTCCCGCCGCAGCCCACCAGGAACAGACCCACCAGCATCAAAGCGCGCATGGTCGGAGATGGTGCGCCAGCTCTGCCGTTGGCGCAAGCTGCGCGGGCGTTCAGTGCTGAAGCAGCGCCTGACGATCCCGCTGTCCGGCGGCCTCGCGACGGGCACGGACGGCAAGCAGCTCCCGGTCGGCAAGTCCGAGGAGTTGCAGAACGTTCGGCCTGGTCGCATCGGCGAGGTTGTCACGCGCAATGGCACCAGCGCGCTGGGCACGGGCCTGCTCGGCGTGGGCGGCTCTCTGCCTGCCCCGTGGGCGCTCGGCACGCTCAAGGGCGACCTGGTGAGCTTCAGCGGTGTCGGCAACCACCCGGTCAACCGCTACGTGCCGACCTCTGATTCATGGGCCACCGACAACGCTGGAGGCTTTGCGGCAATCCAGACGAAGCGGCGCGGACCGATCGCGGCAACGCTCCAGCAGATCAGCGGCAACGGCCTGTTCCCCGACGTCGTCTACTCGGCCGGTTACTACTGGGTCATCTACCAGACGACCCGCAACGGCGTGGCCTCCCTGGTTGAGACGGTAATCGACGCGGCGACCGGCGAAGCAGTCGGCGAGATCCTGCTCGGCGGGACGTTCGTCTCCTGGGGTGTGCGCGTCGTCAACGGCTTCGCGGTCTTCGCCTACGCGACCGCGACGACGATCTTTATCGACACGTGGCCAACGGCGTCGGTCGGCTCGGGCGCGACCAACCGCGTGACCATCTCCAAGACGGTCGCGAACGTGAGCCGGCAGTTCGACATGCTGGTCAAGGACGCGACGACCATCAGCGCGGCCTACAGCGACGGCACGAACGTTCAGTGCTTCGACTATGCGCCGACCGCCGGTGCCGCCACGTTCTGGACGCCCAAGGACAGCGCCGCCGCCAACATCCCGACCAGCTACGCCGTCGCGTGGATGCAGGACTTTGGTGGCAGCGGAAAGATCGCCCTGATTGCCCGCGCACCAGCCGCCGGACTGCGCGTGTTCTGGGACATCCCGACCGCCGGAGCCACGCGCCAGGCGGTGAGCACTTACGTCATGGACGCCGCCGCTACCTCTGGCGCGCTCGCCGGCTTCACCATGACGAGCGCTGCCACCGGGCAATTCACCGTGCTCTACGACGACGGCACAGGCTCGTTCGCGCTACTCCGGGCCGCCACGCGCGAGGCTGGCGTGATCGCGACCGCGATCTACTACCGGTCGGTTCAGCTCGGGTCCAAGCCGTTCGTCGGAACCGACGGGAAATACTACGTCGGGACCGAGTTTTACTCCCGTTCTCAGCCTACGCGGTTCGTCGCTCGCATCCCGGAGACGATCACTGGCTTCGCGAGCCTCACGGCGGTGGTGGCCAAGACGCAGGTGAACAACGGGTACACGTTCGCGTTCCCCACTGGGCCGCTGTGCCCGGTCTCCACCGTTGCCTCAGGCAGCTACGCATATGCGAACACGGTCCAGTTACGCCTCAAGGGAAACCCGACGACGTATCAGCCGCAAGGGGTCGGTATCGACATCGTGCATGTCACTTTCCTGGCGATACCGGACACGACGACGGGTGCCCCGCGCGAGGCGATCGATTCGCTGTTCACGCCGGGCGGGATCGTTGGCCAGTTCGATGGGCGCAGCTACGTCGACGCGGGGTTCAACTATTACCCAGAGCAACCCATCCTCACGCCCGGCGGCGGCGGTGCTCTCACCTCCGGCGCGACCTACTATTACGTCCTGGTCTACTCGTGGGTGGACGTCAACGGGCGCACCTGGTACTCGGCGCCGAGCTTGGTCACGTCCGTGGCCATGGGCGCCAACAACAGCAACAGCGTGGCCTGCCCGACGTATCGCCTGGCCAGCCGTGACGACGTCCTGATCGAGGTCTACCGAGGAGCCGCCAACGACAATGTGACGTTAGCTATGGTGGGTTCGGTGGTCAATGACCCGACCGTCGACACGGTGGCGTTCTCGGACACCTTCGCGGACAGCGCCGTCGCGGCCGGGCAAGCGCTCTACACCAACGGTGCCGTCGGGAACCACCCGCTCGCCGCCGACGGGATCCCCGGATCCAGCGTGGTCGCGATCGCTGCCGGCCGCGCCTGGATCATCTCCAATGACAACCCGTATGAGGTGTGGATGAGCAATCTGTTCATCCCGGGTCAGGGCTGGCGCTTCTCGGAGCAGAACAAGATCATCCTGAACGACAACTTGGGCCCCGTGACGGGCGTCGCGCAGCAGCCGTCGGGCGTCGTCGTGATTTTCAAGTCCGCGGCCTACTACCTGGTGAGCGGCAACGGGCCGAACCAGGCGGGCAACGGCGGCAGCTTCAGCGTGAGCACGCCCATCGTCGGCGCGGGCACCGACAACCCACGCAGCATCCTGGAGACGCCCTCGGGCATCGAGTTCCGCAGCGGTCTTGGCACGCGCGCCTGGTACCGCGTCAACACGGCGAACCAGACCGAGTACCTCGGCTCCCCGATCGAGCGCTACACCGCCGGCCTGCCCATCACCGGCGCGGTCCTCATCTCGGCCACCGGAGAGACGCGCTATTACACGTCGCAGTCGGACAGCGGGCGCTTCACGACGCTGGTGCACGACCCGATCAGCGACACTTGGATGGTCGATGTGTCGCCGAACGACTTCGGGACGCAGAGCGCCGCGTGCGCGTACGGTTCGGGCGCCGCCGTGGCGAAGTCGAGCACCGTCTACGTCGAGGCGGGCAGCACCGGAGCCGACGGCGCGAGCCCGTTCACCGTTCTGACCACCACGCCGTGGATCAAGGGGTCCGACCTCGACGGCTATGTGACCTTCATCCGCGCGCGCGCCGTTGGCGAGACTGCCGGGGGCGCCCCCACGGTCACGGTGGCGCTGCAGGCCGACTTCGACACCACCACGAACCTCGCGCTGCAGACCGCCGCGCCGGGCGCGCAGTGGGACTGGGAAATCAAGTACCCGGCGAAGCTATCGGCCTTCCGTTTCGTCGTGAGCTACGTCGCAAATGCGGTGCCCGTCAAGATGTCCGCAATCGTCGTGGAGTACGGCGTCAAACAGGGCATGTCCCCCGCGACCTGGACGAAGCGGACTCAATAATATCGCTGACTTGACGCACCTCAGCGTGCAAACGTTTGCAGCTGCACCGCGTTACGAATGACGCCCGCGACGCCGCTTGGCTAGCCGCGATGGCTAGGCCGGCCGCTACCGATCCGAATGCTCCGATGATCCAGGCCGCGCCGCCGTCGCCCGCGGGCGCACCACCTGCCGCGGGCGCGCAGCCGATCATGGTCTCGGTCGGCCAGCTGAACGGCGTGCCGCAATTGGCACCGGCGCAATTGAACCCCGACGGGTCGTACACGGTAACGTCCGGTGACCACACCGGCTCGGTTATCAGTTACCAGCAGGGCGAAGACCCCGCCAATCCCAGGACGCCCCCGAACTTCGTCAAATCGGTCTACCAGGGGACCGTCGGCACCGACCAAGGCACCAAACAGACGCTGGGCAACGCCGTTGAGAACGGTGTCGTACAGGCCGGGACGCTCGGGCTCGCCGGCGTCAAGCCTGACGGCTCGCTGACCCCTGGCGTCACCGGCAAGCCGATCGTGGATGCTGCCGGCAACGCCGCCAGCGCCGCCGGGAGCGCGATCAAAGGGCTCGTCGGCGACTTGGGCGGTGGCGCGCCCGATCCGAGCGTCGGCCCCCTCGACACGATCGCCGGCACCGCGCAGGCGCAGCAGGCCGAGCTGGATCGCCTTCGCCAGCAGGCCGAGGCGAACCCCACCGCCGCGCCGCAGACGGGCCTGGTGCAGCTCGATCAGACGAATATCGACCCGCTTCGCCAACGCCAGGGCGTCGCGCTCGACCAGCTCCAGCAGGCCGCGAGCGGCGCCCTGCCCAGCGCCGCGGAGATCGCCGCCAGGGACGCCGCGAACCGCGCCAGCGCGCAGGCCTACGGCAACGCCGCCGCGCTCCAGGGCGGCAACAGCTCGGGCGGCACGCTGCGCCAGGCGCTGGACGCCCAGACGCAGGCGCAGGGCGACATCCAGACGAAACTGCTCGCCGACCGCGCCGCCGAGCAGGCCACCGCGCGCCAGCAGCTGGTGCAGGGAATCACCGGCGCGCAGACCACCGAAGGCCAACTCGCCACCAGCAACGCGAACCTGGCGCAGGGCGCGAACCTGGCGAACCAGAGCGCCGACGTCAACACGCGCGCGCAGGACATCTCGCGTGAGCAGAACTTGATCAGCGGCGCTACCGCCGACACCAGCAACGCCACCGCCGCCGCGAAGGCCGCGCTGGACGCCAAGGTCCAGGAGCAGGCGAACGCGAACGCACTCAAAGGCGCCGAGATTGGCGCGGGCGCGTCGGTGATTCCCAAGCTCATCTCCGACCGGCGCGCGAAGACCGACGTCAAGAGCACCGACCTGGTTGACCTCGCCGAGTCTCTGCCCGGCTACACGTTCGACTACAAGGATCCCGGCGACGGGCCCGGTCGCCGCGTCGGCGTGATGGCCCAGGACGTCGCGCGCTCGCCGATGGGTGCGCAGATGGTGCAGCTCGACGGCGACAAGCTCACGCTTGACGGCCCGAACGCCGTGGGCGCGGCGCTGGCGATGTCCGCGGCGGCGCTGCGCGAGGCTGAGGCCGCGAAGAAGAAGCGGGGGCGATGATGGCCTACCAGAATGGGACCGGCCTCGCTGGTTTCGATGATCAGGATGCGCAGGACGCTGCCGACCACCTGGCGAAGATGGGCCAGGAGCCGCCCGCCGCGCCGCCGCCCGTGACGCAGCCGCCGCCGATGGTGCCGGGCGCGCCGGGAACCGATGCCTCGGCGCCTCCGACTGGCAACGTTGCCACTCCCGCGCCGCCCGACGCCTCGGTTCCGCCCGCGCCCTCGCCGCCACCTGCGCCGACGCCCGACGCGACCGCGACCGCGGAGACGCCGGCCGAAACCGGCGCGAAAGCGGTCTCCGAGCTCGGGCCGCCGCCGCCCGCGCCGAAGTACACCGGCGATCCGACGAAAGACGTCCAGCTGAACCTCGGGTGGCAGCGCCAGCTCACCGACTACAGCACGGCGCTCGCGAAGAAGCAGGGCGACATTGCGAAGTCGGACGCCGAGATCACGCAGCGCAAGGCCGAGCGCGAAGCGGACGCCGAGCGCGCCGCCCAGGCCGCCCGCCAGGCGCAAGTCGACGCCTACCAGCAGGAGCGCCAGCAGCGCCAGCAGCAGATCGACGACGCGGTCAAGGAGAAGCAGGCCGCCTACGCCGATCTGAAGAACCCCGAGGGGCAGAGCTGGGCCGATCGCATCGGCGGCGCCGTCGCCATCGCGCTGGGCGGCATCGGCCAAGGCCTCATGCTCAAGGGCCACGTCGCGGGTGCGCAGAACGAAGGCCTCAACGCGGTCAACAAGCAGATCGCCGACGACACGCAGCGCCGCAAAGACCGCCTCGCCGCCGCCAGCGCTTCGGTGCTCGAAGCCCGCTACGGTTTCAAGGACGCGGCCGAGAACTACCGCGCCGGCCTGAACGACCTCGACACCGATCGGGCAGCGAAGTACCGCCTGATCGCATCGGAGGCCGAGGAACAGCTGCGGGCGGGCGGCGCCAGCGACCAGGACATCAAGACCAACCAGGTCGTGGTCGATGCGCTCAAGGAAGCGGCGAAGGCCGAGGGCGCCGTGCACGAGCGCGAAGAGGCGCTGGCGAACACGCGCGCCACCGCGGCGGCGACCAACAAGATGGCTGAGGCCCACCTGAACCTCGGTGAGCGTCAGCTCGAAGCGACGCAGGGCGAGCACGCCGTAACGAACGCGCTCGCCCGCGGCCACCTGACGTTGGCGCAGCAGGAAGCGCAGACCAGGCACGAGGATCGCATGGCCGCGCTGGCGGAGAAGGCGAAGGCCGAAGGCGAGAAGGCGACCGTGGGCAGCGTTCGACAGAACGCCGTGCTGGGGAACCTGGCCGAGGCCGAGAAGGCCGAGAAGGACATCGGTCCCGTGAGCCTGGACGCGATCAACCGGCTGCAGACGAACACCGAGCAGGCCAAGGCGGGAGAGCACTCGGCCGAGAGCGGCGTGACCGGCAACCTGTTGACGCGCGCGGCGCGCGGCCTGGGCCTGACGGCGCGCGGCCAGTACGACGGCATCGACCCCGAGGAGCAGAAGAAGATCACCGCCGCGAACCAGGTGATCACGCACCTGACCGAGATGCAGCAGGGCAAGAACATTGAGACGCTGGAGCAGTACCGCGACCGGTACAGCCCCTACGTCCCAGGCCTATCGATCGACGAGGTGCGCCGCCGAGAAGCCGCGCTTCCTGGGCTCGTCGCCGAGCAGCGAGCGATCCAGGACCCGAAGGGCACCGGCACGAAGCGCACCGCGAAGCTGGAGCAGCCCGCCGAAGACCCCGACGTCGCCGCCGCCAAGGAGCACCTGGGGATCGGCGCGCCGAAGGCCAAGCCGGCAACGCCTCCCACCGCCGACGGCGCCGTGGTCAAGCAGAACGGTCACACCTTCGTTCGGCGCGGTGGGCAGTGGGTTCCCCAGTAGCCTTCGACCCGTCGCAGCCGTTCGAGACGGTGAGCAGCGACGCCCCAGCCTTCGACCCTTCGCAGCCCTTCGAGGAAGTGGGCCCCAAGGCCGTCCCAGCCGCCAAGCCACCCGCCGGCTTCTTCCAGCGCGGCTGGGAATCGCTCAAGAGCATGCGTCCCGACGTGGCGCCCGACGAGGTGACCGCCGAGGACGTCAAGCCCGACTACGGCAAGCACGACGTACGGCGCACGCTCCAGGGCGTCAACGACCTGATCACCACGCCCGAGGCCCGCGCGGCGGCGAAGGGGCGCCAGCAGGCCGAGGACCCGATCCGCAACGACCCGCTAGCCGGCATGATCGTTCAGGGCATCCCGGCGGCTGGCCTAGGCGTCGTCGCTGGCGGGCTCGTGCGTCCAGCGCTCGGGCCGCTGGTGCAGGGCATGACCACCGGCGCAGCGTCTACGCCCGACCACCCGCTAGCGGGCGCCGCGCTGGGGGCGATCCCTGGCATCCCCGGCGCGCTCGGCGCCGCCGACACCGCGGTCGGACGGTTCGCGCTCGCGCGCGCCGCCGCGGACAAGAGCTTCGAGGCGACCGGCAAAGCGCTGGGTGCGGGCGTCGGCGCGACCGTCGGTCACCATGCGGGCGGCTTCGTCGGTGCGGGCGTCGGCGCCGGCATCGGCTCGAAGGTTGGTGGCATGGCCGGCCGCGGCGCTGACACGCTGGTCGATGCGCTGGCCGATCGCTACCTCGCGCGCACCGCGCAGTTCCCGCGGCCGAACGCGTACCAGCCTCCCCCGTTCTCAGCCGCCGCCGAGTCGCCGCGCGGGCCGACCATCGACGCCGACCTGGTGCATGCGCCCACTGCGCCCGGTGCGCAGCGACTGCTGGGTCCTGCGCCGATCGAGCTGGGCCCGATTCCCGCGCGCGCGCCGCTTGCCCCGCTGGCGCCCGAGCCGTTGCCGCCACCCTCGTCCGTGCCGCCCGGCGCGCTGGGGACGCCACATGTCGACGAGTTCGGCGCGCCCCTCACCGAGGCCGGACCCAAGGGCCATCTGACCGTTGGCGGGAAGACCGTGGGCAAACCGCGCCTGAGCATCCAGGACGAGCAAGGCCGCGATCTGCTGCCCGCCGAGCCAGAGTCCCCTTCCCTGCGCGCCGACGTCGCCAGGGACGCCAAGCGCTTCCTCGACGAGCCCTACAGCGCCGAGCCGTCGTATCAGGGATACGTGTCGCCCGAGGAAGGCGCGGCCGCGCGCCCGCGCGTGCTCTACCCGAACGACAAGGGCGCCGAGCTCGGGCCGACCGGCAAGGTCACGGCCGAACCATGGCGCGGCGCTGGCGAGGGACCTGCGCCGACACCGGGCGGCCTCGAAGACCAGCTGGGCGCCAGCGTGCGCATGCTCGACGAGCTGAAGACCGCGCGCGCCGCCGGCAAGGTGTCGGCCGCCATGATCCAGGGCGCGGTCAAGGCCGGCATAAGCCCCGGCGCGATCGCCAAGGTGGTCGGCAAAGACTCGTTCGACGCGGCGATGGCGGTGCACTGATGCACGAGCCCCTCGAAGTCGAATCGGTGCTCGCCGCGATCGGGGTCGACAAGATCCTTCGCGCTGAACCGACGTTCTTGCGCCGGCAGTTCATCGAGGCGCGCGAGCTGCCCGCGAAGATGCGCGAGGCGTTTGACGGCTTCTTCGAGTCGGCGAAGTTCGAGCCGTCCGAGGCGCTCCCGCCGTTCGACTACGCCGACGTCCTGGCGCTGGTCTCGTCGCCTCAGGACTCCGATCAGACGTCCGCGCTCGCCGATGTGATGCCCGATCCCGAGATGGCCATGGAGCTGGGCATCGAGGCGAATCGTGTGCGCACGTGGGCCAACCAGACGATCCCTCGCAACCCGCGCCAGACGCTCACCGGTCAGAAGATGGACACGCCGGGGCCCGAAGACCTCGCCGTCTTCCGCACGCGCTGGCAGGCCGCCTGCGACCCGATGGTGGTCGTTCGCGACATGCTGGAAGGCTGCCTCGATGCTGACCAGGTCTCCACCGTCGCCCTGCTCTACCCGGAGCTGTACGCGGCGATGCGCCAGGCGTGCACCGATGCGCTCACGGCCGCGACGATGAAGCACGGCACCGATTGGGACCCGACGCCCGACAAGGCCGCCCAGGTGCGCACGCTGCTCCAGATGACGCAGTTCGATCAGTCGCTGGCGTCCACGGTGCAGCAGGCCTACCAGGTCCAGGCCGCGAAGAAGCCCGCCGCGCGCCCGCAGAAGAAGCAGGACGTGGACACCTCTGGCCTGACCCCCGGCCAGAAGGCCGCCGCCGGCACTTCGTAGCCGCGACGCCGTCTAGCGACGGGTGGATGAACATCGAGACGCCCGCAGACCGGTCTCGTTCGGTGTCGATGGCGGCAACCATCTCGATGCCATCGATCCAGCTGAAGAAGACCCGGACGATGTCCGCGGTGCTGCGCTGGACGGGGAACGCGGCGCCCACCGGCACGATCAGTGCGTCCGTGAGCAACGACAACGTGAACTTCGTGGCCTACGCGGGCGGCACCTTCTCGGCGCAGCCGGCCGGCTCGGCGGGCGCGATCTACTACGAGCTGCCCAACGGCGGTTCCTGCGCGTTCAACTTCCTGCAATTCACCTACACCCGCGTTTCGGGCGGCGCGAACGACACGCTGACCGCCGACGTGGCCGCCAAGGGATAGAAGTGGCGGTTACCCCTTCGCCAGGGCTGCTCCCCGTCTCTGACCGGGTCGATCTCGTCCAGTCGACACCGCCCGTCTCGCTGCCCGGCATGGCCCGCATCGCCATGATCGCGGGCGTCCCGTCGGTGAGTATCAACGGCGGCACCTATGCTTCGTTCGGCACCGGCGGCGCCGCCCCAACGGGCGTGAAGCTACCGTTCTCCCGGCTGATCCCATCCGATCGGCTGGACATCATCCAAGGCAATCCGCCGGTGTCGCCGCTCGGCCTGGGTCGGCTCGCGTGCATCGCTGGTGCCCCGTCGGTGAGCATCGAGGGGGCGGCATACACGTCGCTCGGGGCGGCTGGCTCGGCTCCCACGCGCGGGCCGTTTCCTGGCTTCCTTCCGACCACGGATTACATCGACCTGATCCAGGGCAACCCGCCCGTATCAAATCCCGGCACGGCGCGCATCGCCTGTTTCCCCGGCTCGTCGAATCTGTCGATCAGCGTAGAAGGCGGTGCTTACGTCGCGCTCGGGGTAGCCGCACCACCCGGCTCGCCCTCCCTCTGGTTCGACGCACAGAACGTCGATGGTCTCAACAACTCGACCATGATCGACGGTCAGCAGGTTGGGACATGGAAGAATCTTGGTTCTCTCGCCTCGGCCGACTTGGTCCAGGCCACCGGAGCCCTGCGCCCGCTATTTCGGCTCGTCGCCACCGCCGGCAAGATCAACAACAAGAGCGCCGTGCAGAGCGACGGGACGCAGTTCATGCGCACCGGCGCGGTAGCGTCTCTGAATCAGCCGAACCTAGTCGCCGTCGTGTTCAGATCGACGAGCCTTGCGGCGATCACGGCCATCCTGGACGCCAACAGCGCCGGGCGGCAAATGTTCAGCTTCAACGGCAGCGGATCTGGAGTCGTCAACATGTTCGCGGGAGTCGGTCCTACGTCCACCGGGCTGACGATCGTCAACCTCACGTGGGAAACTTTGATGGGCACGTTCAACGGCGCGACATCGAACGGCCGACTGAATGGCGTGGACGGCGGCACGATCAACGTTGGAACCAACGTGATGGGCGGACTGTCGGCGTTCAGCGACAACGTGACCGATATTTTCGCAGGGTTCATCGAGGAAATCTTGGTGTACAGCGGCTCGCTTCCATCGGCAGCGAGCGTCGACGCATACATCAACGCGAAGATTGGAGCGAATCCGCAATGAGCCTCCCGATGGGCCACACGGCTGCAAACCGCGGCTCGGTCTCGGTACCGGTGGGGCGCAAGTTCGCGCTAACGTCGCCAGTGGCCTGCTCGGTATCGATCAGCACAGCCCCAGACGCCGTACTCGGTAGCGTGCTGTTTGCGCAACTGTCCGCCGGCATCGTCTACGTCTTCTATATCCCGGCCGGCTCTCCGCCGGTGTTTCTGTCTGGCCTCACGACCGACCCCAATGGCGACTCGGTGCCAACGCAGCTTACCTTCATCGACAGCGGTGCCAGCGGTATTTGACGCATGGGCCTCGGCGACTTTCTCGACACGCCGCCGGGCGGGACCCCGGTGCCGCGCCTCACGCCACGGGCGCCCATCTCGATCAAGGAACTGATCGCGATCGCGACGCTCGCCGCCCTGGCCATCCTCGATGCGCTGTTTGCCACCTACGGGATTCCGTACGCAAAGATGGGCTGGCTCGGTCCGTGGCAGAACAACGGCGCGAATCAGCCGACGCTGGACCAGGTGCGGTCTCAGCTGGCTGCCGATATGGCGATCAAGGGATGCACCTACGTCGACCTGTATGCCAGCGGGATACCGTTCTCTGGGGGAAACAGCACCGACGGTATCCACGCGACCCCACAGGGCGCAACCCTGCTGGCGGCGTATGCCACCGGTCCAGCGTTTATGACGTTCACGGCGTGAAAGGGTGACCATGTGGCCGAGCAGGACGACACGCCCACAGAGCAGCCCCAGCCAATCACCGGCGTCGCGACCCTGGAGTCAGTCGGCCTCGCTCTTTGCACAGTGGGCGCTGGTCTGCTCGCTGGCGCAGAGGTGCATCGAGGACGCTCACACGCTGAGCAAGAGGTGTTTCTACGCGCCGCCGCCGACCGCCTCCGAAATCTCCGACACTTTTGCACTGAAGCCGAGCAGCTGCTCACCTCAATCGCGGGATACGGCAGCGGACGAGACGTCCGAGCTCTACCCGTGCGGCGACCCAGCTGGGCCAAGCGGATCGCGATCGTGACTGGACTGCTCGCAGCGCTGACCGCGCTCGCCAACGCGCTGAAGGGCATCAAGCCGTGATTGACGAGGAGACCGCCAAGATCCGCCTGCCCTGCTGCTGGTGCGGCGGAGCGGCGTTGCCGCTGGTCGACGTATCGCCGCCCAACGTCGCCGACGTCCTGGCGGCGCCCGCATTCGCCGAGACGTGCACGATCTCGCCGCGCTGGCGTTGGTGCTCGCGTAACCGGTTCTTCTTCGCCTGTCTCTCGGGCGCCGTCACGCCCGAGGGCACGCCGATGCCGGGGGCGGCGCGGTGAGTCCTGTCGTCGCCGCCGTCGTTGGCGCGTTGACCACGATTTCCACGGTGGGCGGCTTTCTCGTCGCTCACGCCGCAACCATCCGCAAGGAGTACACCATGGTCCGATCTGACATTCAGGCATTCCTCACTGCGGTCGAAGGTCTCGAAGCCGCGATCGCCGCGCGCATGGCACGCCCCGCTCCGGTCCTGACGCCCGACCCTGACGAGCTCGCCGCGGTGGTCGACGCGACCGCGAAGGTGAACGCGCTGACCGCCGCCGTGAGCGCGCCGTGAAGCGCCTCTTCGGTTTCCTGCTGCTCGTGACGCTGCTCTGGAGTTGCGCCACGGCCAGCAACATCGCCAGGACGTGCGCGCCAGCCACCACCGACGAGACGCAGGCCGTGACCGAGCTGTGGACGCGTCCTGACCTGACCACGCTCGAAACGGTCGCCATCCTCGAAGGCGGCAAGATCGCTGCGTGCGTCGTGAGCGAAATCGCCAAAGACGTCATCGCCAGGGCGAACACCATCAAGCTGTCGGCCCAGATCGGGACCCAGGCGCCGGTCATTGTCGAGCGCGCCCAGGCGTGGCTGGCGGTGCACCCGTGAAGCGCGCGCTGCTCGCTCTCCTGGTCTGCGCTTTTCTTGTCGCGTGCGGTGATCCCGCCGAACCGACCACCGAGACGACGGCGGCATTCCAGTGCATCCACGTCAACGCCTTCACGCACGTCTGCACGAAATGGGTGCCGAGCCTGATCCCTGGCTCCCCGACCAACAACGTGCCCAGCGGAGATCCGCGGTGGTGCGTCCCCGCTCAGCAGAGCATCCCGGTCGGCTGGGCAGAGGTCCTCAACTACCAACCGGTGGCAGACGGGGACAACTGCGCGATCGTGCCGCCCGGCTACTATGGGACCCTCGGAGACTGGGACTACACGTCGCCGCTGCCCAACCAGATTCCGTCGGTCCACGTGCGCTCGATGCTCACCGGGCCACAGGCCTACCTGTTCGTGTGGGACCAGCCGAACTTCGGGGGCAACTTCGTCGGCTTCTACGGGCCAGGCAGCGTCGTTACGTTCACGTCGACGGTGCAGTCGTTCGAGCTGCTGCTGGGGCAATGAGCGCTCTCGCCGAATACACCGTCACCGCCGCGCGCCGATTCTCCACCGGCAAGTCGCTGGAGACCGATGGCCATAATAATGGGCCCGAGATTCGCGATTGGCTCAGCGATGTCGGCATCCACGCGCCGGCCCCATGGTGCGCGGCGTTCGCATGCGCGATGATTCGCGAAGCCGCAGCGGCGCTCCATCTGCCACCGCCTATCTATTACAGCGCGAGCGCGCTGCGCCTGTTGGCCTTGAACGAGTCGTTGGTTACCGACCAGCCAGAGCCGGGCCATCTCATCGTCTTCGACCACGGCGGCGGCCTGGGGCACGTCGGCATCGTCACGGGTGTGACCAGCGTGGGTGGCAACGTTGCCAGTGTCCAGGCGATTGCCGGCAACACGACCCTGGCCGGATCGCGCGAGGGGAATGCCGTGGTCGAGCGCGGATTCGATCTGCCCGACCCACGGCTAGCGGGCTACGTCCGCGTCTCCTAGTAGCCCAACGGCGCGCAGCGCATCTTCCAGAGTCCTGACGACGAACACCGGTCCGCACCAGCGACGGTGCCACTCTATCTGGCCGATGTTGAGCTTGCCCTTCGCGGTCTTCACCTCAAGCATCACGTTCGCGAACGCCTTGGGATGCGCGACGAGAAGGTCAGGACAGCCGCCGCCGACCTTGGCCAGGTCCAGCACGGAGCAGCCCGCGCGCAGTAAGCCCGTGGCGATTTCGACGTGGTTTTGGTCTCGCTTGACTGACCTGTTGCTCACCCTGAATAGCTCCCGTTTCCGTCTGGAAACAACAAATACGCCCTGCGAATCGCCGCCAGTTTCTTGGCCGCGTCCCTGGTCGTGGGGCAAAGCATGATCAGGTAGTCGTACGTTGCGCCACAGTCCTGTATCCCTGGGACTGGAGCGCACCAACGATGCTCTTTGTCGTGATCGTCGAAGTAAAACCAGTTACCCCTCCTCTCGATGTTCACAGATGGCACCAGCAGCAGCTGTTGTTGCAACGCTCATCCCTGTTGTGCGCGCCGTGGAGCTCGACCCAGCGACAAACGAACGCGTGCCCAGGCACGGCGGCCTCGGGCGGGGGCGGTGCTTTGCGCTCAGGATCGAACCACGGCTCTGCGACCTGCCGCCGAGCCCATTCCTCAAGCGCATCCACCCGCTTGGAGAGCGCGGCGACCCAATCCGGCATGAACACCGCCGACGCCGAGAGCAATCGCTCGTGTGCTAATTGCGCTGGCTTGCCCTCGCCGTCTTCGTAGGTCGCCTGCGCCTGCTCGGCTGGCGGGGCTGCAAGGAACTCGTCAATACGATTTCCGAGGTCCCCAGCGATTCGCGGGCGCGTCTCCAGCAGCAGATGCCGCGACTCGGCCAGTGCGCTCTTGAGCCGCTTGATTTCGCCGTGCAGCTTCTGGGCATTCTCGACCAGCGCGCGCCACATGCACGTCATCGTCGCCAGCTCGCCCTTGAGCCGGTCCCGCTCGGCCTGCGCTTCCTCGACGAGACGACGCATCCCCTCCAGCGCCTCCCAAGCTGCCCCGTCGACATCAGGCACATTTGCTCGTAAGTCATCGACATGTTCATGTCTCATCCGCTTTCGTGAACGTGTCGCCCGTCCGATTCGAGAAGCAGGACGGGCACTCGAACGGGCCGCCGGGTAGTCGCGGGTCTAGTGCCGATAGCCAAAAGAACCACTCGCACTTGCCGCATTCAACCTCGACGGTGCCGTGAGGACGGATATCGTCAACCGTCTTCATGGCATCCTCCCTGCGCGACGGGCGATACGGTCGATCGTGTCCTGTACGATGCGCTGACGAACTCCGTCGATACCCGACCAGGAATCGTCTTGGTCGGTACGCCCTTGTGGTACAGGCTTGGATCGCTCACCTCCCACCTCCAATCAAGTCGTCGTCATGCATCGCAGCGACGTGCGCGCGCCTCGGGCGCGGCAAACGCTCGGGGCCTGCGTACGGCTTGCCTGGCTGGGCGACCTCGCCAACCCAGCCTTCATAGCCCGTGCGCCAACCATCTACCGGGTCGCACTTCGGCGACCTCATTCCGTCCTTGTCGAACGCACCGCACGCAACGCACAGGCGCACTACGGCGCCCTTGTATCGCCGCGCGCAATACGGATCGCTGAAGTCGTGCACCTCCGTGGCTGGCCTGATCTGATCAGCGTCGACCCACGGTCCGCCGCCTGCAGTGCCTTGGTTTGGCCACCAGAACTTCGCCGGCTTGGGTTGCTCGGCGGGTTGGGCTGTGACGACAACGCGATTGAGAGAATGCCGACCGAGGTGGTCCTTGTTCAGGTTGCACGGAACTTCATCGCCGCCGATTGGGTATCCGCATTCGGCCTCGGACGGCTGCGCTGCGGGCGTGGGGACGCAGGCAGCGGAACAGTAGCGGCGACCTTCGCTCCATAGATCCGAACAGAACGCCGCCAGCAGATAATCAGCGTCGGCTACAGCATCGCCCGGAATCTGACCAGCCGTCATCCCGCAGAACGCCTTGCACGTCTCATGTCCCATCGTCCCCTCCTTGTTCACGCTTGATCCAACAGAATCGCCGCCGCCAGCAGACAGCCGACCGCCGCGCTCCTCCGCGCCCAGGCCGAGTTGATTGACGCCGTCGTCGAAGAACGCTTGCACGATTCACATTCTGATAGCACACTCTCAAGCATGCAAGCGGAAAGTGCACAATCTCCCATCGGCGTCCGCATCGCCGCTGGCCGCGCTGGCCAGTCGACGAGCCGCAAGGCGCAGATCGAAGCGAAGCTGACCGACGCCGCGGTGGCCAAGCTCACCGGCTACAATCGCTCGACGGTGTGCAAGTGGCACAACGGCTCGATGAAAGTCCCGCCCGAGGCCCAGAAGCTTCTGGCGAAGCGCGGGATCCCCGCCACGTCCTGGACGAAGCGCTAGGGCCGGTCGTTTCGCTGGGTAAAAGAATGTGCACTTTCGTGCTTGCGCGTTCACATTCTCTCTCTTAGTATGTGAATCATGGAAACGAAACAACGGACCACCTACTTCGAGCGCTGCTACTCGTGCCACGCCATCACGGCGACCCGGCACGTCGGCGACACGCACGTCCTGGTCACGCACCTGAACGTAGGAGTGAAGTGCCCCGGCTCGGGTCGCCTCGTGACGACCGACGAAGATGTGCTCGCGATGTCGCGCCACCCGGCGGGCTGCCTGTGCGCGCGCTGCGACGACGAAGCGGCGGAGTTCGCGTCGTGATTTGCCTCGACTGTCGCAACCGTCGCCGCTTCGCGCGCGGCACGGGCTTGCACGCGCCCTGGCTGCTGCTCTGCTACCATTGCTACCTGCGCCGACGCGCGCTCTGGCACATCGCCGGTCGCCTCTCGATCCTGCTGGTCAGCGCAGCCTTCGCGATCGCGCTGGTGGCCGTTGCAGCGGGGTGGCTACCGTGACGTTGCCGCATCGCCTTCTCGAAGGCGCGCTGCGCGTGCGGGCGCTCGACTACGCGGCCGGCTTGTACCCCGGCGCGACCGTGAACGAGTACGACCGGGCGTACTGCGCGCTCTTCCTTGCGTACCTGCCAGAAGCTCTGGCGCGCCACGGGCTGCGGCTGAATGGCGCGACGGTGGAGCGGATCGAACTGCGCGAGGCCGCCGAGTGAAGTGGCGGGACAGACAGGCGCTGGTCGAGTTCGTTGCAAAAGCGCTGGACGTGGCGCTGGCCAACGAGGCTAACGAGACACCGGCAGAGATTGCGCGCGTCGTCGTCGATGAACTGGCCAGCAAGTACGAGATCACCACGAAGGAGAAGCGATCATGGGACTAGACGTTCGTTCGATGTATGACAAAGAATTTTTGTACAGCTACGACCTGCAGGGCCGCGACATCACCGTCGTGATCGCGAAGGTCACACAGGGCAAGCTCGTCGGCGTCGGCGGCAAGTCCAGCAAGAAGCCCGTCCTGTACTTCAAGGGCAAGGAGAAGGGGCTTGGCCTGTGCATCACCAACGCGCGCACCATCGCGGCCATCTATGGCGGGTTCGAGGTGGAGAAGTGGATCGGCAAGGCGATCACGCTATTCCCTAGCACCACCACGTTCGGCGGCGCGACCGTCGACTGCATTCGCATCCGCCCGACGAAGCCGGGAAAGAACGCGCCGGTCGACACCAACCCGGACAGCTTGCCGCCGGCACGCGAGGCCGGCGCTGACGACGACGAGGAGGCGGCGGTATGACCCTCGAACCGCTTCGTCACAGCGCGCTCAAGAAGATCTCCCGCTCGGCGTGGCACTACAAGAACGCCGTCGAATCCGAGGCGTCACACCTCGACAAGGGATCGGCGCTGCACGCGGTGCTACTGGGAGGTAAGCACGTCACGTTCTACGACCGCGTGACCGACTCGGGAAAGGCGGCACCGCGCAACGGGCAGCACTGGGACGCGTTCAAGGCGGCGCACCCTGACTCTCTGATCCTGACCCGCGCCGAAGTCGAGCAGGTTGACCGCATGGTCCAGTCGGTTCGCTCCAGCCCCGAGGCGATGCGCGTGCTCGATGGCATCAAGGAGACCACCGTCTACTGGGAGATCATGGGGCGCACGTGCCGCGGCACCCCGGACGTGGACGGCGGCCACTTCGTCACCGAGTTGAAGTCGAGCAAGGACGCCGACCCGCGCAAGTTCATGTGGGACTCGCTGAAGTTCGACTATCACGGCGCGCTGGCCTGGTACATGGGCGGCCTTGCGAAGCAGCGCGGGCGCAAGGAGATGCCCGAGGAGGCGTTCATTGTCTGCGCGGAGACCAGTGGCGCCCCGGCTGTGGTCTATCGCGTCCCAGAGCGCGCCCTTGAAGCTGGGCGCCGGAGCAATCGGCTGCTGCTGGAGCGACTGCTGGTCTGCGAGGCATCCAACGAATTCCCTGGCTACTCGCAGTCGGTCGTAGAGCTCGGCTTCCCCGAGGATGAACCGGAGTTGGTGTTCGGCGCCGACGAAGAGGCCGCAGCGTGACCGCGATGTGCGAGCGCTGCAAGGGCACTGGGGTCGTCGCGTCGCCGCCGGCCGGAGAGCCAGAGCCGTGCGAGGCTTGCGGCGGGTCAGGCGCCGTTGACCTGCCGTCGCTGTAGTGCAGTTCCCGTCGTCTGTATGGTATCTGCGCAGACGCGATATCAGATCGGCGCCTCTACCGCGTCGTCGATCCGCTTCTCTACGCCAAGCCCGTCACGCGCGCCAAGAAGCTCGCGCTATGACCCGGCGCCAGCCCGCAACGCTCGCCGAGCTGCGCGACGAGCTGGTAGGCACTGAACAAAGGTCACGTGCTTTTGTTCTTGCCGTGGGACCCACGGTGGGTTAAGTTGTCTCTTGTGAGCACGACAACCCGACCCACCAAGGAGACGACGATGACCACCATTTCGAGGCTGACCAAGAACGCGATCACCACCACCATCCACGGCGTGACCGGGCAGGAAATTGAAGAGGGCACGCTGGAGGCCGGCGCCCTGGCGCGCCGAATCGTCACGCGCCAGGGTACGGAGTGCGAGATTACTCGCTTCGAGACGTCAACTGACGGCGGGAAGTCTTGGTATCTGCAAGAGACTTACGAGGCCCCGGCCGGTCTTTTTGAGCAAATCGGTCCGCTGGAAACGCTCCACCGCGGTGGCGAAACCGTTCTGGCCGGATCGGCGGCGATCGAGCCGTAGCTCGCCCCCTGCTCGGGCCCGCGGCGCGACGCGGGCCCCATGGAGGGAACGACATGCCAGCAGGGATCAACGCAGGGCGCACGCGTGCCGACCGCAAGAAAATCACCGTACCCGTGACCGCCGCCGAACTCGCGATCGTAGACAAGCAAGCGCGCCGAGCTGGCCTCACGCGGGCAGAATTCGTGCGCCGACTGGTGCTGACGCATCCGAAGTCAACCCCCTAGTAGAGAAATCGTCAGTCGTCGATACTGAACATTCGCCCATGGTTGCGGTTACTTAGCGCGTGTCAGCAAATGTACGCTAAAATATATTATTGCCGACGTCGAGACTTTATGGATACTGGAGTCACCCCCCGATGCTCACTTCGACGATCCAAGAAGGCGGCTGCGCGCTCCTCACGGGCATTGGGGGCAATGAATCGGGTCGCAGCGCGCCGTCTCCTTGGGTTGTCGGAACGTAGGAATATTCCATGACACGACGTCCGGCTTCCCCAGGTAAGACACTGTCGCAGCATCGGCAGAGAGCGGGTGCCGTTTCCAGAAAGGTCGCCGAAAAGACGCGCGCGGTCATCGCTGAAGCCGTTGGCCTCGGGCTGACCTACGGCGAGGCGCGAGCGCTGGCGGCGGCCAACGTCGCCGTCGCCGCGAGGATCGCGGCTGAGCCGCAGCGGCGCGCGGAGATTGAGCGCGAGGCCGACCGGGCGACCACGAACGTCGTCATGCGGGCGCTGGAGCGGATCGCAAGGCGGGCAGCGTGAGCATATTAGGGTTTCACTTCGTGCGTCTTGTCGATGGCGTCCCGACTCTGCGCGACGGCCGCCTGATGCCATCGATTGGCGAGTGGTTGGAAGAGGCTGGCCCGATCGAAATCTGCGTGCTCGGTCTGCATGCCAGCGTCCGGGCGATCGATGCGCTGACCTATCTCGAATGGGACAACGCCGCGGTCTGCGTCGTCGAGCTAGATGGCGTCGTCTCTTCCCGTGGCCATGACGACAAGATTGTTGGCTCTCGGCGCAAGGTTCTCGGCTGGGCGCCATGCGATGATCTACTCAGGATTTTCGCGCGAGAGTGCGCCCTCTCGGTCGCCGGCAATTGGGAGATGCCACAGATCGTGCGTGAATACCTGGAGACCGGGTCGGAAGATCTGCGGGCCGCCGCCAGGGACGCCGCCAGGGACGCCGCCAGGGCCGCCGCCTGGGGAGCCGCCAGGGCCTCCGCCTGGGACTCCGCCTGGGACGCCGCCAGGGACGCCGCCAGGGATGCCGCCAGGGACGCCGCCTGGGCCGCCGCCAGGGCCGCCGCCTGGGACGCCGCCTGGGACGCCGCCTGGGACGCCGCCTGGGACTCCGCCTGGGCCGCCTCCAGGGCCGCCGCCTGGGACTCCGCCTGGGCCGCCGCCAGGGACGCCGCCTGGGACTCCGCCATGGCCGTCGCCTGGTACGCCGCCACGGCCGCCGCCGGGGCCGCCGCCATTCGCGCCGCCATGGACGCCGCCAGGGACGCCGCCAGGGACGTGCAGAATGCCCTGCTCGAATCGCTGATCGTCGACGCGTGTGAGGTGGAACTGTGAAGGGCCGCGCGGCCCACATGCTGATCGAGCACATCAGGCGGGACGGCGGGACGCAGATTCGCGGCGCGCTCGACGAGGGGACCGTCGCCGACTACGCGGCGGTGATCAAGGCGAAGGCGAAGCTGCCAGACGTGGGCGTCTTCTTCGACGGGACCGATCACTGGCTGTGGGACGGCTTCCATCGCATCGAGGCGGAGCTGCGCGCAGGCGCAAAGCGCGTGATGGCCGAGGTCAAGCGCGGCACGCAGCGCGACGCGATCCTGGCGGCGTGCGGGGCCAACGCCGCGCACGGCCTGCGCCGCTCGAACGCCGACAAGCGCCGCGCCGTCGAGACCCTGCTGGCGGACGCCGAGTGGGGCGAGTGGAGCAACCGCGCGATCGCGAAGGTGACGCAGGTTTCGGACGTGTTCGTCGGTGAATGTCGCGAGCGTTTGCGCATTGCGACAACCGAGCAATCGCAAGAGGTTACGAGCGCCGAGGTGCAAACGTTTGCACCTGCAGCGCGTCAAGGCGAGGCCAAGGCCGGACCGGTCGGCGGCGACGAGGGGGCGGGCGGGAAAGAGCTTCCACGTTCAGGCCTGGCGGCCACGCCGCCCGCCCCCGACGAGCCTGACATGAGGACGCGCGACAGGCTGATCGGCGTCGAGCGGCTGCTGCGTGACGCCCAGGCTGCGATCGCGCCGTGCCTGGCCCGCGGCGAGGCGATGGCGGTGCAGGCAGCGTTGACTGAGGCGCTGACGGTGGTGCGCAAGGCGCTGGAACCGCCGAAGGAGCAGCCGATCAAGCTCAAGGCGCCAGGCCAGTTTTTCGCGCCGCGCGACGGCTCGCCGCTCAAGAAGACGCCGCACGTGCGCGTCGTGTTGGAGACGCCCGACGGTGACGTGCCCTTCGAGCCGGTCG